CTGAAACCTCTATTACTCGCGAGATTTTATCTAAATAATTTAGATAACCCGCTAAGATATCTTCTTGTTTTTCGTTTTTACGTAAAAGATTAAAAGTCGAGTACCCTAAGGCCACGACTGCAATCAATAATATAACTACTAAGTATATCATAGATTATCTAATAGATTTTTTAATCCTTCACTTTTAATTGAACCTAGTGCTTTCTGCTGTTTGCTTTGAGCATTTTTAGGCTTGTCATTTAATGTAAAATTTTTCTCTTGCTTAGGCACGTTACCTTTCAATTTAGGTAACCACTCACGTTCAAACTCAATACGAGCAGCCATCATATCACCAAAGTGGAGAACGAATGGAAGGCAAGTACGTGGTTTTTGCTCTGGCATATAAGTCATCAAATATTTCTTATTTGCTTCATCATACAAACCATCGTGTGTTTGAATCGCGAGCATTTCGTTAAACGTATACTGGATACCATGTGATTGAAGCATGAACAAACCACGGTCTGGAACCGAAGCAAATGGAAGTTTAGTGTTGAACATATAGTCCTCTCCTAGCTTATCTTTACGCCATTGGTCTGTTTGTGGGATGTATGATTCATGTTCTTCATCTCCCATTTTACCTAGATCGTGATTAATAGCAGCAAATACTAGCTCTTCAATAGTATAACCAGATACATCAGCTCCTTCTTCAGCCCACAATTGGTGTTGTTTTAGAGCACAACGTACAACACGAATAACGTGTTCTACATACCCTCCAGGAAAAGCATTATGGTATTCTTTTTTATGAGCAGCAGGCATAAGCATAACACGCTCAGCATACTGATTATAGAATTCAAGTAGTTTTTCTTTACGGGGTGAAGAAATATGTTCTTCAATAATACCCAAAAATACGTTCCAATTGTTTTGGATTTGTTCAGCAGTAAGATTCATAACTTTAATTTAAATTAGTTTTGACGTTGTACCATCATTTTAAGATCCTCAACTACTTCTTCTGCTTCAGCAATTAGTTGGTGGTATTGATCTGTGGTTGTTGTAGGGCGAGTAATCATAACTTTCATGGTTGTCAATTTACCATTAAGTTTTTCTAGTTTTTGCATCGCCAATTCTGGATTTCGCATAATCGAATTTTTTAGTTATATAATAATATAATGATAGAGTGATATAGAATCACGCTTTATCCAATATTTTTTTAATAGTATCTTGGATTTTTTTAATATGAGCACACTTTTCGTATTCTTCTCGGTCTTCAAAAAAACGAAGTGCCATTTCTGAAGCATAAAGTAGATCATTATCTGTAAATGTTGATAATGCATCTATGTCTACTCTACGCTTTAAATCTAGTTTAGAAATATAAAACCATGCTCTTGAGTACGTAACCATATCAGCCATATTATCTAAACCAGCCATTTCTTTAACTACTTCTGGGTCAAGGTTATTATAGAGGTGTTGATAAAATGCTTTATTATTTAAGATGATTTTTTTAAACATCCCGATCCAAAACATAGGAGTTTCTTGGATAATGATGGTATCACTGGCTGCTTCTGCTTGATTTTCGAGAGAAGAGCCATCAAATAAATTAAATATTTTATCGATATCCATCTGCATATACATATATGCTATAAGGGGAAAACATAAAGGATAAAATTAGAGCGAAAGACCGGGTTCGAACCGGCGACCCTGACCTTGGCAAGGTCATGCTCGACCAACTGAGCTACTTTCGCAAATGGTAGAGCTTTATCTCCAAAAAGGAATCACCTACTCTACCTGGTAGGAGACTTTACGCGATTAATCGACAACCTACAGGACCATTCGTGAGATTAGCTTCCTCCAATGGTTGTTACCGTCCTAGTGCTAAATCAGGTAACCGCTGAGCCTCCAGTCGGATTCGAACCAACGACCTACTGATTACAAATCAGTGGCTCTACCAGCTGAGCTATGGAGGCAAATGAGAGGTTTTTTCTAAGACGCTATCGGTTCACGTACTCTCCCTTTGAAGTCTTTTCTCCGAAGTCAACCTAGTCATCACCGGGATCGGTACCGGCTACTAGGATTTTTTAAATGCTCCCCTGGAGAAGCGGGCGGTCTCGATTTGTTACGTTTTCGAGTAAACGTATAGGGTTGAGGGGAGCAAATGGCCCGGGCTTCCACCGGCGTAGCTTTAGACTCCATTGAGTGCAGCCCCCCTCGGGGTTGGCTAGACTCAGTATTATTCGGCTGATGCTTCTTCACCTTCTACCTCGTAAGCTGCTGCTTCAAGGCTGTCAACATTTTCTACTACAGTAGTGTCAACAGTAGTTTCAACAGCTGCTTCTTCAGAAGTTGAGGTGCAAGATACAGCTACAGCTGCGATTGCAAGTGCAAAAAAAACGTTTTTCATGTTTTCCTTTTTTGTTTTTAATTGTTATTTATATAAATATAAAACTAGGATTAATGATCTCCAAGTTTAGTTGGCGGGGAGAGACTCGAACTCTCATGTGACCAATTACTCTTTCTACAAGGTATAAGCTTGAGGAGATACACGCCAGTATTTAGTTGGAAGGGACGGATTCGAACCGCCGTACCCGTAAGGGAGCAGAGTTACAGTCTGCCGGTTTTAACCACTCACCCACCTTCCAATTTTGTTACCCCCCAGAGACTCGAACTCCGATTAAATGGACCAAAACCATTTGTCCTGCCATTAGACGAGAGGGTAATTAAGTCGGGATGACAGGATTCGAACCTGCGACCCTCTGGTCCCAAACCAGATGCGCTACCACCTGCGCTACATCCCGATGGCGGAGGCTCAGGGATTCGAACCCCGGGACCTGTTACAGTCAACAGTTTTCAAGACTGCCGCATTCGACCGCTCTGCCAAACCTCCAAGTATAAAAGAAACAGGAACAACTTATTGGAATTCACCAAATACAGGGGCAACAAATACAAATGGTGTATGTTGTAATAAGAGTGCCCAATATTTGGAAATCGTTGTTGTATATTAAATACCGCGGTTGCTCAAATCTAAATGTTTCCTTCACAATTTTGAACGGCCTGACAATACTGGACAATGGCGCATTTTCCGGATATGTGGCCTGATTCCATCCGATAAAATATTGGTCGGTTAAATTAATGGAGTTTGCATATACAATCGGTTCATTTGGTGCCGGAACCGAATAAATATATCCGGATGGATTGCCATAATGATATTCGTCCCAACGAATCACAACCCATTGTCCATTTGCCTGGAATAGTGTCATTTTGAACACCTGCAAAATTGATTCCAACACATCCCAACATGATTTAAATGAATCTTGATTCAAAAACATTTTGCAATCAACCATTGTCTGTTCAAACATGGCCCGTTGGACAATCATGTCGGCCTCCTGTAATGTATTGTAGTAAATTAGGTCCATGCCAGGCATTGTAGCCGTGTAGTCATATAGGCCGCATTGTGCCAATATGTGAACCAAAATATCATGCAGCGAATTCCGCCGGTAAAAGTTTAATGTTGCCCCGGAATCACCAATGCGGCAACGCCAGGGGATTGTGTCACCGGTGGCAAATGTGGCAACCTGGACCCTGTAATTGCCGTTTAAATAATCTTCAACACCTGTAATTGTGTAGGCGGCATTCACTCCGGCATCATAATGCCCGTAAACAGTGAACACGTTTCCAACAACGGGAACAAAATCCGTGTTGGTTATATTGACATAATATTCCGGAATCGGGGCAACAAAATCATTTTGCACAGTTGCCGGAATGCCCATATCCTGCAAATTTTCATCCAATAAAAAATCCTTCAGCAACCCCAACCCATCATTGAACGATAAAGACACCGCATGGGCATAATCAACCAGGTCCTCATTGCAATCGTCCTGCACCAAATAACCAATGAACAACTTTTGATTCAATGTTGTGCATTCGACAATGATTTTCCATTTGGTATCATCTTCAGTATACCAAATCGTCAAAGGAGCATTGCCGGTGTTTATGTATGAAAATTTAACGTTGCTACCTTTTACCGCCGGTTTAACTTCATCCGTGTCCCATGTATGGACGATTGGTGATGCACTCGCAATCAGTACAACAGGGGTGACAACGGCACCATTTTTTTCATAAATGGTCACGGTATAATCATTCCCGGCAGTGTCGGAAAATTCACTAAAATATTGTTCAATGTATTCGTTAGCCATTGCGTCGGTTTGTTGCCGTTTGGCGATTAAATGCAATCACCAAATCCGACCCGCGAAGGGTCACATTTGGAATGTATGCGGTCGGTTGTGATGCTGACAAACTATTCAAACGAAAATTCGGGATCACGTCGGAACCTGATGGCAACCGCACAATTTCCGGTCCGCGCTCACCAACCAAAGCCATACCGCCACCGAAATTTGTGACGCCGTTTGCGAACTGTGGTAATGAATTTTGAATGATTGTTCCCAAAGCAATCAACGCCACACCGGCAACAACTCCCAAAATTGGATTGCCTGCAAACGCGGTATTCAATGCCTTTTTTAGTGATGCAATCAATGTACTGGCCGCAATTACACTTTTGCCCAATTCTTTCAACGCGCTACCAAAAATTTGACCAATACCGGCGAACAACTCACCAAAACCCGCCTTTCCGGTAATGATATTCCCCAACCCCTCCCCAATTGCAACAAACGAATCCACAACGGCCCTCAAAAAAATGTCTTGTTGCTCCTGGGCAACATTTGCCAAACGGGTATAGTATTCGCGAAATTCCTTTTCACTCTCACTTGTACGAAGATTAAATGGAACAACAATCGGTTCAATCTTTGCCGAATTTTTTTTACCTAATTCCCTAAAAGCATCTGTTGTTTCTTTCAAATCGGCCTGAACATCAATTCCTATAATAATTTTATTGCCCTGGTCGGCTTCAATACCT